ATGCAGTAGCACTTAAATCTAAATATTGTGCTGCTGAACTACTTTCTACAGTAAATCTAGCAGTGTAAACTGCATTTTGTATTTTGCCTCGGGTTTTTCGTCTCGCCATAATTATTCTTCTTCGCCGTGGGTTATTAAAGATATCTCGGCTTCTTGCATTAATCGATATACAGATTCTATCGCTTTATAGTGTGTGAAATACACTTCTATATCATATTTCAATATTGCTTCAGGAGTAAATCCTTTTCTTAACATCTCAAGAGCTCGTTGTTTAGGAGATATACCAGTAGTTCTCTCCTTACGCCACTCCCCGAATTCGGGTAGACGTTGCACTTGGCCTTTTTCTTTTCCCTTTATAATTTTCTTTCGACAATAGTCTCTTGCGTCGTCTCGACTACCTTTCCTGTACTCTATATGAGCAGGATACATTTTATAGATATTTTTTTGTCTTTTGCTATCTTTAAATTCTAGATAAGCTTGTATGTGCAACACTTGAGTAGAAGGACACCTTTCTATTTGAGCTATTGCATACCGGATTCCCGGTAAATCATTAACAGATTCCCAATGTGATACCATCGCATCTATGATTTCTTCATCAGAAAAATCATCATCTAATCCAATATGACCGGCAAATATGGTAAGACACCAATGCCTTTTTTGAACATTCATTAAAAACACCTACAATCATTCGGCCAACAATGCCGACAGCTAGTGCACAATTTGTAATGTACTTCAAATTGGTCTGGCAATGGAGCCAAACATATTTTGCATCTAGCTGCATGTGTTTTTTTGTTAAGTTTAACTTCCCAGTTAGGTCTCTCAGTGGTGCCCATGTTAACTGTGAAGTTGGGGGGGGTAATAATATCTTCGCAGAAGATGCCCCCCCTCAACCTTCTTTCAGAAGGTCCCTAGTACCCAAGCAACCCATGAGGGTTTATCCTTGGCTACTTCAGTTTCTGTTAATTCTTTTACTACAGCAGTTTGAGCAACTACAGCTGCAGTAATTGGCAATAACACAGGAGTGGACCTAGTTGCCATTAGGGAATTATTCCAAGCCCATGCTCCGATACCTGATTTGGTATACTGAGGATATTGTTTATATTGGGCATGGGGAAATCTCTGTCTCATTTCGTGAATATGACGCTGAGACCAGTGAGGTTTAGGAGATTTAGGGTCTATTACTGTTCCACCATAAGGTGATTTCATATGTAGAACATCTATATCATAGCCCTGTGTTTTAAGTAGAAAATCAACTAATTCTAATTTCATTCTACCCACTCCGTACCACATTCACATATACAGTGAACTACTTCAGCTACGTCGATATAATTTTTATAAACATTAGTGCTTCCGCACCTGCTACATTCAATATTTTCGACTCTTTTTGACAAAAGCAACTCGACGGTTTCCGACATATTTGTAGCATCCTAATTTTCCTTTCTTTGTTCTAAAAACCTTACCCATTCGGGTTTTAGGCTTGTAAGTTCTTTTAGACCTATAAGTTGATTTTCTGTAAGCCATCAAATACACACTCCTTCCACTTGAGCATAAAGTTTGTTTGTTAACCCGATTATATGAAGAAATGCGGTTGCTAATAAGTATTCAATTCTGTTATTTTTTATATGGTTCAGACAAGCTGCCCATTTTGTTGTCTCTAATATTGTATCTGTTTGCATAATATCACATATCCACCATAGATTCTGCTAGGTAGCCTCTATGGCTTCCCGGTACAAGATGTACAAGCAAGTCAACTTTACTACCACTATTGTTAATCTTTACAAGTCCACAAGGAAATGTACCACCGTTCATATGAAATTTACCCGGTTGTGTTGTTGCAGTTGCAAAAGTCAACGTGTCAACTAATTCTAATCCGGGGCCATTATTTTTACTACCCGGATATTTATCTTGATTGTAAGGCAACTCATCATTTCTAAATTCAGCATTTGCCATGACTTCAGTTTCATTCATACCATCATTAAACATATTTGTATATAATCCAACAGATGCTGTCCCAGGAGTACTAGGGTCAGGATTTTGAGGCACAGCTCTTGAATCTGCATATGCCTGTATAAGAGATTTTGTAGTACCATCACCTCCCATCATATGTAATTTGAATTCTTTAGTATTTCCAACTGTACCGTCGTAATTTGGTATAACAACTTCGGAATGTAACCATTCTTCTGGTGCCAAGAAAGAATCACCATCGCCATCTACAGGAAGTAGAAAATGGGGTGCTACAGTTTCACCATGAGCCTCATCTGCAAATATTTTGAAATCATTAAATCTTCCCTTTACACTTTGTTGGTCAGCTGCATCAAGAGCAGCATTTTGTTGCTTCATCCAAGCACGCATACCTTTTTCCCATGAATTGGACACAATCCAATTTGTAGGGAGCTTTTTCATAACGATAGAACCGTTAGCACCAGCTGGTGCGATTAGTGTAAAACCACTAACAGCCCACTGTAATCCTTGTCTGTAAAATCTTCTATTCAATATAGATGCAGTAGCACTTAAATCTAAATATTGTGCTGCTGAACTACTTTCTACAGTAAATCTAGCAGTGTAAACTGCATTTTGTATTTTGCCTCGGGTTTTTCGTCTCGCCATAATTATTCTTCTTC